TGATCGACGGCTTCCACACCTCGTAGAGGTCGAGTATCTGCTCAACCAATTCGAAGCCGTCGAAGCGACCTCGTACCATGTCCATCACAAACATCTGGTCATACTCATCAACACCTACAACGATGCCGACCGTGTAATCGTTTCTGTCGTTCTTACCAATCGCCAAGTCCCACGCGCAGTAGTAACGCATGCGGTCTTCGTCAATCTCGTCACGATCGTAGTAATTGATCATGTCTCTGGTGAAGTAGTCGCCATCGTCAGCAACGGGGTTCTGCTGATACAGTGCGGACCAGTCTCGTGGTCCAACGGCTTTTTCAATACGAGTAAGAGCTTCTTCGTCGTAACGTTCACGATGCAAGGCTTCCCCCTGCTTACGAAACTCTTCGTCAACCTCAGCTCGGGCGGGGTAGTTAACAACTTCCCATTGCTCGCCATTATCTGCCGCTGCTTTAAGTAATCTCCCCGCAAGGTCATCATCGTGCCAGCGAGTAAGAATAACCAACACACCGCCACCAGGCGCAAGACGTGTGTACGCCGTAGATGTATACCAGTCCCAAGCAGAGTCACGTGCGTTTGATGATTCGGCGTCGTCACGGTTCTTTACCGGATCGTCGATGACAAGGATATGAGCACCCTTACCAGTAATACCGCCACCAACACCGGCAGCAACATAACCGCCGCCAGAAGTAGTAAGCCATGCTTCAGCAGACTGCGACTGTGGGTCCAGACGAGTTTTAAATGCTGACTTAAATCCCTCTTCACGTAGGAGTCCACGAACTTTGCGGCTGAACCCCATAGCGAGCGAACCTGAGTAAGAACAACTAATGAACTCGTGTTGAGGGTTTCGGCCGAGGTGCCAAGCTGGGAATGCCACCGACGCAAGTGTACTTTTACCGTGTCGGGGTGGCATGAATAGCATAAGTCTTGGAGACTTCTTTTCACTGACATCTCTAGAGAACTCCTCTAGTCGCTTACATATATCTTTGTGTACCCAGCCTGCTTGGTAATCAGGGTTAAACCTTTCCACGAACGGTAGTAGCCGTTTACGAGTCAGGAACCGTAGAGCGAGTTCCGCGCGCGCCTTATCTTCTAACGACTCTTCCTTCGTGGGCTCCGGTTCGGGGCTCGCGGGCAGTGGTTCTTGCTCCGCGATGTCCGCTTTGCAGTACACACAGAGTCGATCATCCCCCGAGTACAGTGTCTCGGGGTGCGACGCTTTACAGCGTATGCATTCGACCTTTGTGACTTCAGTCATGTATTAGTAGGACTTCATCTGCTTCTTTCGCTTAACAGGTGTACCAGTGATTTTAGTTTTCGAGATCTTCTTGCCGCCAGGCTTTCCAGCGACCGCAGCGTTTCTCGCAATCGCCTTTGTCTTCTTATAAACAGTCTTGGCCATAGTTAATCACTCTTTGGTTCGAGGTAGTCGAGGTCTTTACCCGCGATCTTCAACAAGTCCTCATCGGTCATGCGTTCAAGCTGCTTGGTACCGTTGATATTGATGTTTACTTGGGTAGCGTTTTCTGGTGCAGCCAAACCGTGCAGCTTCACCAGGGAATCGGTGGTGTTCTTCATCTCAGTCGCGTTCGCTGAGGTGTTGTACGCTTCCATGTACATCATGTGGGCGTGCTGATTGGTGAACTTCACCTCTTCCCGCATCTCCTGACGGAAATAATCAATCGCTTGTTGCACATTAGGGACTTTTGCAGCGGCGTAGGTTGCCTGGGGGGACGAGTACCCCGCACCACGACCCGCGGCCGCGATTGTCATGCCCGAACTGATGAGCGAGACCAGCTTTTCTTGCTGCATGGTTAGCGATCCGCGGCTTATGCCCATGTACGGCATATGCGACTGGAACTCGGTGTGCTCACTGACTAGGTCAGTGGATGGTTGCTCCTGGGGGTGCGCTTGATCCATAGAACTCGTGGTCGTCGTCAAAATACACAAACGCAGGCGCGCCATCGAAATCGTGCGATGACACTTCTGCGATCCATTCTTCGGCGTACTCCTCGGAGTAACCGTTGGCAATAATGATTGCGATAGCTTTGTCGTAGTTGTAAGCAAGTACCTCCCGCCC